CTGGCCAACAAGTGGTCGGATCCGATGAACCGCACGCTCGGCGAGTTCTTTGCCCGGCAAGATATTGCCGTGGCGGGCGTCGCCTCGAAAGTGCTTGCGCCGTCGGAGTTCCAGAAGATGTCCGGCGACGACAATATACAGCTCGCCTATGAATTGGGGCGCCAGGCGCTCATCGATCTGCCTCAAGCCGACGGACTGTATATCGGAGGGGGCGCCTGGCTTTCGCAGCCCGTCGCCGAGGCTCTCGAAGGGGAATTCGGCAAGCCGGTGATCACCAATGTCGCCGCGATGATCCGCAACGTGCTCACGCACCTCGATTGCTGGGCACCGATACCGGGCCACGGGCGACTGCTCGGATCGGCGTGAGGGCTCACTACGCCGGGCTGACGGAGAGGGCGTCTCCCTGGTGCGGCCCTCTCAGCCCCGCAGAACGAAAATACGCCTTGACATCGGACGGAATCGGACTATTTTGGACGGTAATAGTCCTATCGTGGATCAAACCGCCCACAGCGACCGCCGCGGGCGGTTTTGTTTTGGACGTCTGTCAACGGCTCGCCAAGGGCGGATTGTTCGACGCTTCGCGGCAGCGGAACGTCATGTCCCGCGGCCCGTTGAGGACGCCGCCGAACAGCACGTTTTCGTTGCCGACAATCGTGTAGCCGCCCGGGCAGGTGGCGTACGCCGTCTTAAGGCACGACTCGCCATCGCAGCTGGTGAAGTAGGCGGGGCGACCGTCAGAAGCCGAAACCGTGCGCACCGTGGGCGCGCACCCGCCGATGGTCACAGTAACCGCGACAGCAAGCGCCACAACACATCTAGGCGACATTGTAGCCCCCAGGTTCATCCAGCATCGGATTACCACTTGAGCACGACCAGTCAGTGCACGTGCGATCGATGTTTTGAGGCAAAGTTTTGCGATGGACGGTTTGAGACAAAATGTAATGACACGAAAGAAAAGGCCCGGCGGGCCGAGCAAGTACCGCCCGAGCTACGCGGCGCAGGCGGAGAAGCTGTGCCGGCTGGGCGCGACGACGCCGGAGCTCGGCGATTTCTTCGGCGTGTGCGAGCGAACGATCGAGCGCTGGGCCGCCAAATACGAGCCGTTCTGCCGCGCGATCAGGGTGGGCAAGAGCGCGGCAGACGACCGCGTCGAGCGCGCGCTGTTCAAGCGCGCGGTCGGCTATTCGTTCGAGACCGTCAAGATCTTCGGAACCCAAAACGGCAAGACGATCACGGAGCCGTACATCCAGCACGTCCCGCCGGACGTGAAGGCGTGTATCTACTGGCTGAAGAACCGCCGGCCGGACCTGTGGCGCGAGGTGATGAGGCATGAAGTTGAAGCGCTCAGCGACCGCGAGCTCGCCAACGTGCTTTCCGTCGCGCGCCGAATGGCAGGCGCTGACGAGACGAGCGGAGTCGGAAACGACTCTGAGGTCCGCGCGCAACCGGTTATCGAGCTACTGCCCGTACCCGAAGCAAACGGAATTCCACGCGCTGGGGGCGACGAAGCGTGAGCGGCTGCTGATGGCGGCGAACCGCTTCGGCAAGACCGAATGCGGCGCCGCCGAGATGGCGATGCATGTGACGGGACGCTACGCCGACTGGTGGAGCGGCAAGCGCTTCGATGAGCCGGTGCGGGCGTGGGCGGCCGGCATCACGGTTGAATCCACGCGTGACGTGGTGCAGGCGAAGCTGATGGGTCCGCCGGAGCGCCCGAGCGCGTGGGGAACGGGACTGATCCCGCACGACTTCTTAGGCAAGACGTTCGCGGGACACGGCGTCGCCAATGCGCTCGATACGGTGAGCGTGAGGCACGTCTCGGGCGGGTTCTCGCTGCTGCAGTTCAAATCCTACGAGCGCGGGCGTGAGAAGTGGCAAGGCGCAGGACTCGAAGTGGTGTGGTTCGACGAAGAGCCGCCGCTCGATATCTACCTCGAAGGATTGACACGGACGAATGAGACGGGCGGGATCGTCTACATCACGTTCACGCCGCTGTTGGGACATTCCGATGTCGTCAAACGTTTTCTTGGGGAGCCCGCATCCTGACCGCGGACTCGTGTGCGCGACGATTTTCGACGCCGGGCATTTTTCCGACGCGGAGCGCGAGCGGATAATCGCTTCGTATCCGGCGCATCAGCGTGACGCGCGGGTGAAAGGGATGCCGGTGCTCGGGTCCGGACACGTGTTTCCGATTGCGGAAGAGACTATACGCTGCGAGCCGTTCGTCATCCCGCCGCACTGGCCGCAGATCAACGGGTTGGACTTCGGCTGGGATCATCCGTTCGGCGCAGTCAACTGCGCCTGGGACCGCGACGCGGACGTGTTCTATGTCTGCAAGGAGTACCGCGAGCGCGAAGCAACGCCGCTGATTCATGCCGCTGCGGTGAAGCCCTGGGGCGAGTGGATTCCGTGCGCGTGGCCGCATGACGGGCTGCAGCACGACAAGGGCAGCGGCGAGGAGCTGGCGCGCGCGTATGCAAAGCACGGCATCGCGATGCTGCCCGAGCGCGCGACATTCGAAGACGGCACGAACGGGGTCGAGGCCGGTGTGCTCGAGATGCTGGAGCGGATGCAAACCGGGCGCTGGAAGGTGTTCACGACGTGCGGCGCGTGGTTGGGCGAGCTCCGGCTCTATCATCGTGAGGACGGGCGGATCGTCAAGGTGAACGACGACCTGATCTCGGCCTCACGCTATGCGCACATGATGCGGCGGTTTGCGAGCGTGAAGCCGCGGCGGAAGTATGAAGCTCCAGCGCGCGGTCCGCAGGGCTGGATGGCGTGATTCGGACGCCGGAAATCAGAAGGGCGGAAACCGGAATCTCCCCCGAAGCGCGTCGCGGTCTCGCTCTATCGAGGAGCGGGATGTGTGCGAGTGGGTGACTGTCTTGACGCAGATCATGGCGGCTGGAGGCGGGCTGTCCTATCCAGGACCAGCTCTCAAAGCAGGTCCGCAAAGGGGGAAACGATGTCAGCATCAACGATCTTGCTTCTCGTATCCGTGATTTCCGTTCTGTTGGTCGGGCTCATGCTTGCGCTGGAGGCGGAAGAGTCAGCCAAGTAGCGCACGCAACCGCGCAAGGCACGTCGTCCATGCGACGGGCCGAAACCTAGCCGTCAGAGCTTAGCATCGAGCCATCTCGATGGGAGTCGGCGCGGTGATCGCGCCCGCACGGAGCGACCGCCCATGCCATTGTACAGCGCCCACTTTGTGAACCACGCCGACGAGATTTTCGGGGTGAGTCATTTCGAGGCCGAACGATGACGCTGCGATATCGCATGCCTCCCAAGTCTTCCGCACCAGTATCGGCAAGGGCTACGAAGTCTGGCGAGGCGGGCAGCTTGTCCACACAGAAACGTTTTGAGCAGCGAGCGCGAGCCGCGCGCGCGCAGGGATAAGTGGCATCTCAGAAATCGGCTGCTGGAACACAGCAAGCACTCGGGGGGCGGAGCGCCCAATTCGAGAGGGCTGGCTGCGCAAACCTGAAGCGCGTCAAGTAGGACTTCGGAACCGATGCTCGACCGGCCCGTGACTCAATTGCAATAGAAGCAGGGCTCCGACTAATCCACGTGCAGCACGTTCCCTCTGCTCGGATTGGCCGGGTACGGTTCGCCGTTCACCGATTGAAGCGTCCTAGACTTCGCTAAAGTCTCAGCTGTCGCGACTTGCGAGTCCAAATACTCGGCAGCCTCTGTGAGCCTGCTTCTGGCTTTCCCTTTCGTCCGCCGGGCATAGGCGCGCAGGAGAGCAGCATAGTCGCGGAAGTAGCGCTCCTTACAAATGTTCTCGTGTATGACGGTTCGTTTTTTCACAAAACAATATTACTCACATACTCCAAACTCGGGATTGACTAGCGCAAAGCTCCAGAGACATCGCGCACGCAGTAGCCTCAGCTTCGCAATTCCATCTGCGCGCGCTGGTTCGATTCAACGAAGCCACACTTCACCCGACGGCGGTTGCAAGGCGACCGCGGTCGACGCACGGGTCCGCGACAGCGCGCTGTCGCTAGAGGCCTCGATCCGCGAGGGTTGATGCTCAAGGAGGTTGATTGCATGAGCAAAGACGAAGACGTTTTGAGAGAAGCGAGAGAGGCGTTCGAGCTCTGCGTCGAGCACGAGCATGAGAACCGCGCGGAGGCGCTGGACGACATCCGCTTCGCGCGGCTGGCCGAGCAGTGGCCGGACAGCGTGCGGCGCCAGCGCGAGAAGGAAGGGCGGCCGACGCTCACCATCAACCGGCTGCCGACGTTCATCCGGCAGGTGGTGAACGACGCGCGGCAGAACAAGCCGGCGATCAAGGTGCATCCGGCGGACTCGAAAGGCGATCCGGCGACGGCCGCGATCTACAACGGGCTGATCCGCAACATCGAGGTGACGAGCAAGGCGGACGTCGCCTACGACACAGCGCTGGAGCAGGCGGCCTCTTGCGGCTTCGGCTATTTCCGGATCGGCACCAAGTATGCGTGCGACGACACGTTCGAGCTGGATCTCATGATCGACCGCATCGCCAATCCGTTTTCCGTTTACGGCGATCCGTATTCGACGGCGGCGGATTCGGCAGACTGGAACAGTGCGTTCGTGGTGGACCGCCTGCCGAAGGACGAATTCGCGGCGCGCTACAAAGGCGCAAGGGCGATCGACTGGGCGGAGGCCGGGTACGAAGGGCTGAACGCGCCGTGGCGCGAGGACGATTTCGTCCTGATCGCGGAATGGTGGCGGCGCGAGAAGGCGAAGAAGACGATCCTCTTGCTGTCGGACCAGCAGGCGATGGCGGAGGACGCGTACGCGCAGCACAAGGCGATGCTCGATGCGATCGGCGTGTTCGTGGTTGGCGAGCGGATGATCGAAGGCCACAAAGTGACGCAGCGGCTGCTCACTGGCGCGGAGCTGCTGGAAACGAACGACTGGGCGGGACGGTACATCCCACTGGTGCCGGTCTATGGCGAGGAGGTGAACGTCGAAGGCAAGCGGTTCTTGCGCTCGCTGATCCGCGACGCGAAGGACCCGCAGCGGATGTTCAACTACTGGCGGACGGCGACGACGGAGCTGGTCGCGCTGGCGCCGAAAGCGCCGTTCATCGGTCCCAAGGGCGCGTTCCAGACGGATGCCGCGAAATGGGAGACGGCGAACACCGACACCCATGCCTATATCGAATATGACGGCTCCATGCCGCCGCAGCGCCAGGCGTTTGCCGGCGTGCCGGCGGGCGCGCTGCAGGAGGCCCTGAACGCCTCCGACGACATGAAATCGATCATCGGGATGTACGATGCGAGCCTCGGCGCGCGATCGAACGAAACGAGCGGCCGCGCAATCCTGGCAAGGCAGCGCGAGGGGGACGTCTCGACGTTCCATTTCATCGACAATCTGTCGCGCGCCATCGAGCACGCGGGGCGAATCCTCATCGACCTCATTCCGAAGGTCTACACAGGAGAGCGCATCGTCCGCGTGCTGGGTCAGGACGGTGCGGCAACGAGCGTGCAGCTTGGAAAACCGGTGGTGCAGATCGGGCCGGACGGCAAGCCGGCGGTGAATCCGGTGACGGGCCAGCCGTTGTCGCGCATCTATGATCTCGGCGTCGGCAAGTACGATCTGACCGTCACGACGGGGCCGAGCTTCACAACGCGGCGCGAGGAAGCGGCTACGCAGATGATGGAGCTCTTACGCGCGTTCCCAGCCGCGGCGCCGATGATCGCCGATCTCGTGGCGAAGAACCTGGATTGGCCGGGCGCGGACGAGATCGCCGCGCGGTTCCAACAGGTGCAGCAGGCAGCTACCGGCGGCGCCGGCGGGAAGCCCGGCGCAGGCGGGAATCCGGCCGATCTCGCGAAGGCCAACGTCGAAGCGCAGAAGGCGCAGAACGAGGCGCTGATCGAAACGCAGAAGCTGAGGCTCGATGCCTACCGCGCGGACACCGAGCGGATGAAGGTGCTGTTCGACATTAGCATGCGGCCGCGGGGGATGCGGTGATGGTTCGAGGCTCCCCCGGCTCAAGGCCGGGGTCGCACCTCACCATGACGAGGATCGCTGCGGAGCCTAAGATGCCGGTCTCGGCTCGCACTGACCGCTCAGGCTGGCGGCCATCGTCTCCCACTGTTCGGCGATGAGGACGTAAGTCTCGCGCAGCACGGCACCCTCGACGCGGGCCGCTTCGCGGCGCGCATCGACGGCAAGGTCAAGGCACATACGTGCCCGGGTCGAGAGGGGAAGGTCAGAGAGCTGTTTCATGGCTGCAACCTACCATCCCAAAAATTAGCGGGTTGCGAGCGCGATCCGGAGGATTTGAATTGAGTTTAGGGCGTGTCGTGCGCGACGGAACGGTTTCAGCACGCGACTGCAGGATAGACTGCTACTTGTTGGCCGAGCTCCAGTCGGCGACCAGCAGCCTGGCGCTGTCCTCGACAGACTGCCTGATGGCCGCGCCCGCGCTCGCGCCGCTGTAGCCCGTTCTCAAGCGCCCACGTTCCCATACGGGGGCGAACACCATCGTACCGGTCTTGCGGATGGTCACCCAGGCCCGCACCTCGAGAGCGATGCTGGCGGCGCAATTGGGAAGCACCGTCACGGTCAAATAAATGACCGCGTCGCCAGCGCGAGCATCGTCGGCGATGTCCATCTCCGAGGAAGAAAGACCAGCGCGCAAGGCGGTGTACAAGCCGGTGCGCGTGACAGCGCATCTCGCCCCGTCCTCATCGAGGTTCTCGATGGAAATCGCGAACGAGTGCAGACCGGCGAGAGGCGAGACAACCGTGTTCTGAGCACTCGCCATGGTGGGGATGGATAGCAGCGCCAGCAGCACGCAAACGGTGTCGGTGATCCTCATGGCTAGCCCCCTACGGCCAGCCGCAGTGTTACGGAGAACCGGTTAACAGTTCCTGGCCAAGCCGCCGAACGCGACAGAACCGATCTGACCTAAGAGAAAGGAACCACTGTGACCGACCTTGCGATGAGTGCGCAGGGTGGGGACGAGTCTGCCCCCACCGCTGCTGAAGTTGCCTCCAACGAACAGGAAGGCGACGATTCAAGAGAGCTCTCTCTCGGCGCCGAGAGCGAAGATCGCGACGCGGATGGCGACGAGACCGCCGAGATCGAACACGACGGGCAGACCTATCGCGTGCCCAAGGCGCTGAAAGGCGCGTTCCTGATGCAGGCCGACTACACGCGGAAGACGCAGGACGTGGCCGAGCAACGCCGGGCGCTGGCGGACAAGGATCAATCGCTGCAGCGGCGAGCTGAGATGCACTATGAGCACCTCGCCGATGTCGGCCGGCTGCTGGCACAAAGCGAAGCGCTGGCACCCTACGAGCGGATCGATTGGCAAGGCCTGCGCGTGAGCAACCCACAACAGGCGCAGGCGCTGTGGTCGCAGTATGTGCAGATGCGGAGCCAGCGGGATTCGGCTCTCACTCAGCTGCAGGCCAAGCTCGCCATGTGGCAGCACACGAACGCAGCCGATAGCGCCAAGCGCGCGGCAGAAAGTGACGCGATCCTTTCACGGGAAATCAAGGAATGGTCGCCGGAGCTGTACGGCAAGCTCAGGGAGTTCGGCATGCGCGAGTTCGGCTTCACGCCGCACGAGGTGGCAAGCGTGATCGATCCGCGGCTGATCAAGGTGCTGCACCGGGCCATGGTCGGCGACCAGATGATGAAGAAGGCCGCGGCGGAAGCGCGCGCCGCTGAGCAGGAAGGCGTGAAGCCTTTGCCGCAGGTCGGCAACAGCGCAGCGGCAACGCGCTGGGACCCCGGACACGAGGCGAGCGACAAGGCAAGCACCGCCGAATGGATGAAGCGGCGGAACGAGCAAGTGCGGAAGGGGAAGTAGGCAAGGCGATCGCGTCCGCTTGTGCGTGGACCCGCCTGCGTTGCTTCGTATACGGAAGGAAAAACTTCCTGCTTGACATCGGACGAAATCGGACTATTTTGGACGGCATCCGATCCATAGTGGAGTGAACCGCCCGCGCAATTGCCGCGGGCGTTTTGCTTTCTGCTCAAGCGCCCGCAACGAGAGCCAAACATGATGCACTCCGGCAGATAAGCCGGAGCACGCAGACATCGATCGGCTTCCGCTGCGCGCAATTGAAAGGGGCCCGAGAAGGGCTTCGACTCAAACGTCGCAGCAGGTGCGCGAAGCGGGAGACCGCCACATCGCTCGCCCCGGCGATCCATGATGAAAGAGCAAATACCAAGGCCGCGTGTAAGCGCGCCGCGGAGCAGGACAGCTCAAGGCCCCTGCCCCAGCGCGGCGACGGCCCGTCATCAGCGGAATAAGCAACCCTCACCCGTCCGCCTTCCCCCGGATCAAGTCCGGGATTGGCGTGACGACCTCGCCCCTATGGGAGAGGCGAAAAAGGAAGACCACTCATGCCCAATACCTTGCTCACACCCACCCTCGTCACGCGCGAGGCGTTGCGCGTGCTGCATCAGAAGCTCCGCTTCGTGGGCAGCATCAACCGCCAGTACGACGACTCCTTCGCCAAGAAGGGCGCCAAATCGGGCGAAACGCTGAAGATCCGGCTGCCGAACCAGTACACGGTCAGATCCGGCGCGACGCTCTCCACGCAGGATACGACGGAGACGAGCGTGACGCTGCAGGTCGCGACTCAGAAAGGCGTGGACCTGAACTTCTCGTCCAACGAGCTGACGCTTTCGCTGGACGATTTCTCGAAGCGCATCTTGAAGCCCGCGATGGCGGTCCTCGCCGCAAGCATCGAGGCGGACGCGCTTGCCATGCGCAAGGACGTGTGGAACCAGGTGAACGACACGGCCGCGGCGGCGAGCTTCGCGAACATCCTGAACGCGCGGAAGGTGCTGAACGACAACCTCACGCCGGACGACGACCGGCGGACGGCGCTGCTGCGCACGAAGGACAATGTCTCACTCGTCGATGCGCTGAAAGGCCTGTTCCAGGACTCGTCCGCAATCAAGTCGCAATACAAGGAAGGCATGATGGGGCGGACCGGCGGGTTCGACTTCTACGAGACGACCCATCTCTCCA